TCAAAGTGGTCGAAACATCCGTCAATGACAATCACCAGGCTATCGATGAGAGACTCAATGGTGTGGACGAGCGGTTGACCTCAGTAGAGGACACCACCCGTTCCCGCTTGGAAGTCGAAATTCCTGGTCTGGCAGATGAGAAACGAGAATTCTCTTTTGCTCAGGCTCTCAAGGGGATTTGTTTCGGTGATTGGGGCGATGGCTTTGAGAAGGAAATCTTCAAAGAAGCTCGTGCCGTCAATACAGGAACAGATTCCGCCGGTGGCTACTTTGTGCCAGCCAACTACATGGACGAAATCATCGAACTCGTCCGCGCTAACAGCGTGGTCGATGCGCTGGGCGTTCGTCGTTTGGATGCACAAGGTGGAATGCCTCTGGAAATCCCTAAGCAAACTGGTGGCGCGACTGCGTACTGGGTTGGCGAGTCCACGGACATCACCAATTCGACCATGACCGCTGGTATGCTGACTCTGCGTCCTAAGAAGTGTGCCGCTTACACCCGCGTTTCTAACCGTTTCCTCTACAACGCCACATCACAGGCGGAAGGACTGATTCGGGAAGACATTGCTCGTGTAATCGCGCTTAAAGCCGACCTGGCTTTCTTCGAGGGAACCGGATCAAGCTTTCAGCCAGAGGGCATCAATTCTCTGACTACAGGCGCTTCCGGCACCTACAATGTCGAAGGCAGCGTGAATTACTACGATGCGTCGGCTGCCAAGCCAAACATCAACGACCTGGATGAGATGTTCAGTTCATTGCAACAGTCCAACACTGCTCGTGGAAAGATGAGTTATGTGATGCACCCAGCAGTAATGAAGGAGATTCGTCAAGAGCGTATTGTTGAGTTTAGTGGTGGCACCAATGGAGACTATGTCTTCCGCCAGAAGAGTGACGAAGCAATCCGCGATGTCCTTGGCTTTGACTGGCACACCAGCACTCAGCTAACATCTCCTGCTACTGACCAGTACTATGTCTACTTTGCCAACTGGGAAGATTCCCTGTGGGCGCAGTGGCGTGGAATGGAGCTTCTGGCTTCTAATGTGGCGTCGGACGGAACTGCGTCTGCCTTCACTTCTGACCAAACCTGGATCCGTGCCATCACGGAATTGGACTTTGGCCATCGTCATAACTCTTCGATCTGCAAAGAACTTGTAGATCTGACCCCGTAATTTAGGAGAATAAAAAGATGAGAAATAATCTTAATAATTACGCAAATGTGGTTCATGCGATTGATCCGGCGTCCACTAGTGGTGCTACCACCACGAGTGCCGCCATCGACACAAACGGCTACGATGAGTTGCTCCTAATTGGCCAAGCTGGCGCGATTGGGGGAACAAGCATCAAGTGGCACATTGAAGACTGCGCAACCTCTGGTGGGAGCTACGCTGCCATTACGGGAGCGGCTACTGATGCCGAAACCGTTGCGACAGCCACCTACATGGGTCGCCTCGATCTTGACGGAGCCGAGCGCTACATCAAGGTGGTTCAAACCACCGTTGGTGCTGCTCTTGGTGGCGCCTGTGTGGTGCTGTCTTGCAAGAAAGAGTTGCCTTCTGGTATGACTACTCAGTTTGATGTGACGGACGGTTCCGCCTAATCATTCATTCACTTGGGGGGGGGCGTCATTGCCCCCTCCCTAACCCCCTTCACACTCCAACCATAGAAAACCATGCCACAAGCATTCTTAAAACCAAACTGCTCCATCGAGTTGTCCTACGGAACAGTCTCCGCCGGAGACAACCCACGAGAAATCAGCGTCCCCGACAAGGACGCCTTTATGCTGAAGGATCCTCGTTACGCGCATCTTTTCGCGGATGGCGCTCCAGCCCCACCCAAGAAAGTCGCCAAGAAAAAGACCTCCAAGAAGAAGGCCACTAAAAAGAAGGCTGACTGATGCAATGGTCAGGGCTGGAAATAACCACTGTAACCCTAGTTAATGCTTGGAAGGGATGGACCTCTGACGGAGGGGTGCGCGATGCATGGCTGGGTGTGGCGATTAAGTCGATTAGTGCCCGCGTAGAGCAGGCGCTGAGGCGACCCCTACTGTCTGAGGCGAGAACCGAACATTTCACTATTGCGAAGAACGACGATCAGGTCTTCCGACTTCTTGGAACCCCAGTTAACTCCTCTGCAACCTTTGAGGTTTGGAGCGATTCCGACAGGGATTTCACAAGCGACACCAAAATTGACGCGACCGATTACCATGTAGACGACAACACGGGTCTCTTGGTCGTCGATGAAGCCTATCTAGACAGGGGCTTTAAGGTTATTAAAGTTACATATACGGGGGGAATGGCTACTGAAGGGTCAGGATTCCGAACCGCATACCCTGACATCGCCGAAGCCGTAAATATGCAAGTAGCCTTCGACTACGAAGGTCGTAACAGGCTCGGTCAGGTTTCCAATACTGGCCCTGACGGAAGCATCTCCGTATATGACAACTCACCAGATGACATTGGCCCTGGTGGCTTCTTGGAAACCCTAAAAGAGGCTATTAGGCGTCACCGCCGCAGAGACTACACCTTCCGATGAGCGGCTCTGGCATCGAGATTAAGTTTTCTGAAGACTGGCTTATGGATATGATCCGAGGCAAGCCAGGAGGGAAAACCAAACTAAAGAATGCCCTGAAGCAGTCTATGCTTAAAGCCGGGAAGGCGATGCAGGCAAATTTTGTTACGACGCTACGCCAAGGCAAGATAAAGAAGCGGACCGGAGAGCTTGAAAAGAGCTTCTTGGCGCCTGGAGCGCTTACAATTGTAGGGAACCGGATTCTCTTCGGCTCGGATAATCCCGCTGCGTGGTCACTTGAAACGGGGGCAACGGTAACCCCAAAAACTTCACAGTATCTTGCGTTCCCACTGAAGAAATACAGGCTTCAAAGGGAATACCAAGGCAACCATCCGGCCAGGAAGTTTTTCCAGAAGTTTGGCAATGATGCCGTGTTTATCCCCCCTGGCGGCAAGCCAAAGGCAGGCATTTACTTGAAACGAGGAAAGAAGCGTCTCCAGAAGCATTTCCATGTTGCTCGCCAAACAAAAGTGCCCAAACTGCTCAACTTTGAGAAAACCACAAACGCATTCTGGAAAAATCAAGGTATGAAGGTCGTGGAAGACGGCCTCATAAGCAAGCTGGGGCTTTAGTGTGGCGTATCCCCCCAAGTTCCTTACACCTGATACTGGCCCCTCCATGGTCAAGGCCACGGAGCGGTCTGACTATGAGGTCTCCGATTATCTGTCTACGGGGATGTTAACGGTGGGAAGTCGTGAAGGGATTGCGGCAGACACGATTGAACTGAATTACAGCAAGGTCTCCTCTGGGTTTCGTGACACCATTGTGACCCTTTTTAATAATACCCATGGCGGAATAGAGTTTTTTGGGCTGATACCACCACCCTCCGGAACTAGCCGTACCCCCCCTGCCATAGGGTCAACTCGTGGTCAATTCTTCGCCCTTTGGGGAGATAGAGAGGCAGCGGTGAGGAACTGGGAAGAACTCGAAGGGTCGGGAGGAGGGGCCGTCACCTACACTTCTGACGGCATCAACTTTAGCAACACAGACAATACCAACGCTGTGAAGTATGCTGGCGTCGAGGTTGTTACAAAACTCTGGCCAAACCTTATCTACAAGCTCGAATACACCGTTGTTGGCGGAGGAGCCCTCAAAATGCAGATGTCTGGGACATGGCTCGACGGAATGCCGTACACGGGAACCTTTGCCCAGACCCAAGCGCAGGGCGCTGGCTCCGCGAATGTGGACGGCCTGATCAGTTTGGACATAACAGAGGGAGCCAAATCCATGTATTTTGTGATTCCAGAGTATGGGAACACTAACCCTGCCCTGTCAGGTACCTCAGGATTTATCATTCCAGGAATGTTCAGGATGTGGTCACCGGCGGAAAGCTACTCAGTAGGAACCCACACAACCGTGCTGGAATCCGCAGTTTTAACTCAAGTGGGGAGCCTTTATCGCTTTAATTCGCTGGATATTACAAAAAACTCCAATGCAGCCTATACAATCAAGGTCCAACTACAAGAGAATCTGGCCACACACATGGGAAGCAGAACGAGGAATAGACAGTAATGGCTTCAGGCGACGCCATCCGTTACAAGTGCGTTAGTGGTTTAAAGACACGACTTGAGACCATCGATGGGACTGGTTCGTTCATAAATACCGTCCAGTTGGTGACCACGGATGTCACGAGCGCCGTCCATAAAGTGGAGCGCCCCCTCATCATTATTCACCCCCTGCGGGAGGAATACCCAGAACCCTACTACTCAGGAGTCCTCCCAAGGCAACTTTTCTGTGGATTAGAGTGTTGGATTGAGGTCGCACCTGGCGACAATACGGCTCTGAAGGTCTGCGACTGGCTCGCCGACATAGAAAGAGCAATAAATGGTGATACTAGCCTTGGAAGTAACGCCATAGACACTACCCTAACCAGTAACGAAACCTACTCCTCGGAGGAGGCTCTACCTGCGGTAGGGGTTCTCGTAGAAGTCGAGATCTCATACCGCACAGCATTCGATAATCCCGACAGCAACCCGACTTAGAAAAAATGGCCATTACCAGTACCCGACTCCTTGAACGCAAGCAAAGCATTAGCGTAGGACTTGAAGCAGTAAACCCAGGCACCACAGCCGCAGCCTTCAAATCCTTTCCGTGCTACGAGATCTCTTGCACCCCAGAAATTGGTTTTATTGAGCGCGACTTGTATACATCGAGCCTTGCTCCAGAGAATGTTGACGCTGTAGGTACTCAGTTTGCTCGTGTCACCTTCAAGGTTGACTGCATGGGGTCCAATGTCTTAGTTGGCCAAGATTGGCCTGATGGCAGTCCCCAATGGATGGAAGCGATGCTCGGATGCGGGTTCTACTGGTACAGCGGAATTTACGAAGATCCAGGTTCTTCGGGGGGGGCTAATTTTCAGGACTGGAATATGCTGATTCCGTCAAACACCCCAGTTCAGGATTTTGCGGGTCATACTGTCCCCGCAGCGGGAACTGACCTAATGGGGACTGTTTCAGTCAAATGGTTTAGCGATGGTCGCCAATACCTAATGACGGGCTGTATGGGGAATGTTTCCCTTTCTGGAACCGCTGGTGATTTGGCATACGCCAACTTCGAGTTCTTAGGCGTCCTGACGGTAAGCACTGTGGCTTCCGACCCAGCCGCCGCCTTTGACACAACTGTCCCCACGCCGCTCTCTCAGGACGGGGAAACTTACTGGGAACTTTGGGAAGCAGTCGTCGCAGAGACTGTCAAGATGTCTTCATGGGAATTAAACATGAACAACGCCTATGACATCTATAAGGATGTCAATGTTGCCAAGGCTGGCAAATATTGCGTCATCACCGAGCGGAAGCCAACGCTGACGACCACGACCTTGGCGTTTGACGGACTCGACGCCGACCTTTTGCTCTCTAAAATGCTTACCGATCCCCCAACCACCGGGAACTTCCAGCAAGTAATGGGCGACAATACGGGAACCTACTACAACAGCCTCTGGCTGGGGGTACGGAAAACCCAAATCACCTCGTTGGACTCCGGCGAAGAAAACGGATACTTGGTGGAAAATGCCACGAGCAAGTGCATCGCGGCAGGATCCGCAGTCTTGGACAGAGAGGTTTATCTCGCCTTCGGGAAACATTGCGAGCGCAAGTCAGTTTTCAGTGCCACATTCCCCTTCGCGAGCTGATTTAACAATTAAAGGAAAATAAAATCTCATGGCCATCTCAGACACCAGACTTCTAGAACGGAAATCCATCATCGGCGTTTGCGCCGAAGCGGGGCCGGGGACTCCGGCAGATCACGCAGGAGCATCAGTCGGATGGATTCCGTGCTACGAGATGTCGTTTACGCCTGAAATCAGCTTGATTGAGAGAGACATTCTTTCACCTAGCCTTGCTTCAGAGCAGACGGATTCTGTTGGAACTCAGTTTGCAAGGGTTACCTTTAAGTGTGATGTCATGGGCTCTAACACTGCGCCTTCCGCTGTTACTGTCGCCGCCGGAACAGGAGGGTTGTCCTATAAGACAGGGATGCCACAGTGGATGCTGGCATTGCGGGGGTGCGGATTCTTTAACTACTACACCACTTGGGAAGACCTAGGCGGAAATTCCTCAGAGTTCGGGACTGCCAAGTCGTGGAATGTTATGCTTCCGAGCAACACACCACCTCAAATTGGCATTGATAGTGCGTCGACACTGGGTGACGGATTCGACAAGCAATGCACTTTATCTCTTTTCTTCTGGCAAGACGGGCGGCAATACACCATTACTGGGGCTATGGGCAATGTGACTTTCAGCGGAACCGCTGGAGACCTCCTGTATGCCAATTTTGAGTTCCTTGGAGTCCTGAACGCCGTAGAAGGAAGTGAGTTAGATCCATCATCAGCTTATGATTCCGTCACGCCAACACCCTTGTCGAGGACGGACAAGCTCTCTTGGTCTATCCCACAGGTCCAACTCGACGGCTCTTATACCCCACCGACCAGTTCATGGGAATTAAACATGAACAACACCTACGACATCTACAAAGACATCAATACGGACAAGGCTGGAAAGTATGCTTGCATCTACGAGTCGAAGCCAACGCTGACAATAACCACATTGGGTTACGATGCAGGCAGTACTGAGTTGCTTGCCAGCAAGATGATTGCTGGCACAACCGGAAGATTCCAGACCGTGGCTGGTATTGCTGGGACAAGTGGAACCAAGGTTCAACAATTCCTGTTCGGTGTGCCCGTCACATCAGTCACTTCTCTGGATGTTGGGGAAGAAACTGGGTATGTAACTGAAAACTCTACCTGTAAGATATCTGTCGGTTCGTCAACCCCTGCTGACGATAGAACAATCCTTACAGCCCCCGCTGGGCGCAGCCTTTGGCTTGCCTATGGCGCCCAGGTGCAATCCGCCTTCCTTTCCAATGGAAACATCGAAGACCCCACAGACAACGCATAACCCTTAAAATCATGAATCTAAAAGAAACTGTAAAAACCTGGTGCCGATCCCATGTCGGCTTTCTTCTCGGCGCAGCCCTTGTTGGAGCCATCTGGTTCCTCAGCAGCCTAGGTTCTGTTTAGGAAAGGGGAATAAGGAACAACCTTCGGGGGTAT